GGAGTTTTAGCCACGTCTTGTCTTCTTTGCAGTTTTTGCAGATCGTCTAAAGTTAGCAGCAGTTGGTGCTCCTTTAGCTCCTACTTTTCTCATTTTTTCTCCAGAGCCTGCTTTTATTCTTTTTCTCTTAGCATGAATATTTGCATACAATCCGGGTTTTTTACTTTTAGCCATTGTTGTTTTCACCTTTAGTATCTTTATTTAATTTTTGTAGTATTAAATTTAAACTTTGTTCAATAGATTTCATACGAGTTTCCATGTCCTCTATTTTACTTGCATCACCGTTAGGTATACTCGGTGTCATTGATACAATTTTTTGTGTTGATCGTTTATTCCAAACTGTCATAGTCTATCCTTATAGTAGGCAGGGGAGCCTATAACCCCCCTACCCAATGGTTATATTTTAGTTGTGGTCAGTTTCGTCTACACCAGAAATGTCACACATTACAGCCCAAGCTCTAACTTTGCCTGAATCGTCTTGTGCTCCCAGAACTTTAACGTCAAGTGTATCTGCAGAACCGTAAACAGTTCCTGAATTAGATACATTTTCCACTAAGCCTGCAAATCCAGTTGAAGTAGAATCGTAACCGTCTACATAACTATC